CCTCTCTGTGCTGACTCGTTTGCTGTTCTTACTCCTTCTTTATAAAGCGATGACCACACAGCCAATCTCTCATCTTGCATAAGGAATGGTGATGTTTCTGCCAATGATCCATATAAATACAGATCAGGAAAATTTGTTAATATATCATTTGTTGTGTTTGATGATGATAGTGCTGTTGCTCGTTGAAAAAAACCTAACTCTAAAACATTTGCACTATCAGGTGAATGTCCTAAATAAATTTTTTTACCAACAATCGTATAATAAACTGGCATACCAGTTCCTTCACCTTCGTTATACACACGAAAAAAATCAGCAGGAGTCATATATTGCAGCATCGTGTATGGTGATGTTTGCAACATTGCGTATCGTAGTTCTAAATATCCTGTTGGTAAATCATAAGATTGTGTACCTGCAACTGTCGTAATAGAAGTGCTTACAGCTTCCATTTCTCTAATGCGTAAATCTCTTGCGTGTCTTGTTTCAGCTAAATCAATAAACGTATCTATGTTTGCTGTCAGATCATTTCTGTTTAAGAAACTTGCAATCTCTGATTTTAAATTATCGTATGTATCTAGTGCCATTATACCTTCTTCGGATAAATTTTAAATTTTTCATTATCAGGATCATTAAGCCATTTAAAAAATCTTTCACGATCTTGTAACTGACCACTCATTGTCATAATCCCTTGTTTTGCTAATTGTTGTACGACTATTAAAGGTAGCGATGCAACTTTATACATCTTTGCATCTTGCATACCATTAACTTTATATGCACCTGCGTTTCTTTCAATTTTATTTCTTTCTAAAATTCGTGAAACATCTTGGTAGTTCTCAACATGATATTTGCCTTCACTACTATCAATGTGCATTCTTGTTTTTACTGGTGAACTTTCGTTACCTGTAAACTCAATTTTTTTGGTCATACATTCTTAACTGCTGCTGCAATCATTTTATCGACACTATCCTGCATGGATAATCCCTGATTTTCTGTTCTTCTATAACCAATCTTATACATACGATCACCACCTGAAGTTGTCTTGCTTTGAACTTTGCCACTACCTCGTGATATGTTCATGTGGTTTTGATCTCTCTTGTGCATTTTTAGAGTTTTTGGCATAGAATATTTTTTAATACCTTCTTTAAAAACTTCTGACATTTATATCTCCAATTAAAGTTAAAAGGAGCAGGTAAAGACCTGCTCCCAAATAAATACTATTATGAAGTATTTAAGTTAAATATACCGTAGTTGGCATTTGGTGAACGACATACTAGAGTCCACTCAGCTAGTAATAATCTCTTATCACTATCACCAGTTTTCGCTAGTTCCGATGTTTCAAACGGTCTTAGGAATGCAACTTCCCAAGTGTCCATTTGTAAAATGTCAACTCTTGTATTCATAGCATGACGATCTGGGATGAAGCTTACTTCACCAAAGTCAGACACATACACATCAACAGCACCGATAACTGTCATATCGTCTGCGTTTTTGTATTGTGTTGCAACTCCTGAGAATGCAGATGCTAATACTTTATTTGCAGGTGACATCAATACTGTGTCAGGGTTTCCACCTAACTCGTATGATTTTCTTAAACCTGTTTTAAGTAGAGCTTCTGTATATGCACGATTCGTACCACCTGCAATAGCAGTTGCACCTGTGCCTACTGGGGAAGCTGATGGTGATCCGTTTGTAGAAAAGTTTGCTGCATCTGTTCCGCTTGATCCTGTACCTGCGATTTTACCGCCATACCATGTTCCAACGGATGCTGATTTTCTTGCAGCCGAACT